CCGCAAAAGCCTGATCCACTGGTTGAGATTCGCCAGCAGGAGTTGCAGAACGATACAGCAGAGATTCAGCGTAAGACACAGAATGATGCGATGGACTTCCAGATTGATCAGGCTAAGTTGGAGCAGTCTGCACAGTTGGCTATGCAGCGGTTACAAATGCAGCAGGGTATTGCTAATGATCGTAACGATGTGAACATCTATCGTATAAATACTCAAGCTGATCTGAAAAGAGGTCAATAATGTTACAGGCACTGATCGGTCCTATATCTTCTTTAGCTGGAACATGGCTCGAGGGTAAGGTTGAGAAGACAAAGGCGGAGGCTGGTGCAAAGGTTGCTAAAGCCAAGGCAGAAGCTGTCATCATGGAGAAGAAAGCCACAGGAGAGATTGACTGGGATCTCAAAATGGCTGATGCTTCTGCACATAGCTGGAAAGACGAATGGCTTACTATTTTGTTTTCGATCCCGCTTATCCTAGCCTTCTGTGGAGATTGGGGGAGACAAATTGTATCTGATGGGTTTACTGCTCTCGAGTCCATGCCGGAGTACTATCAATATACTTTGGGAACTATTGTGGCGGCTAGTTTTGGTACAAGAGCCGCGACTAAGTTTTTTGGGAAGAAGTGATGTCAAAGCGCCTTCAGAAAGACAGCGACTACGACCAATACGATATGGATGGCGACGGGGTAGTTACCGACGAGGAACTTGAACATGCTAAAGAGATCAGACAGACTGAGACTGAGCTACGCAAGAACTTAGCTCAATTACGAATGGCAAGGTATACATTGATTAGTATGGGTGCTTTTACCGTATCCATGTTTTTTATTCCCCTAGACAGAGTTACAGCACTGTCTGATATATCCAACTTGTTTTACATTAGTGGTGCAGGCATAGTTGGAGCTTATATGGGCACCACAGCTTGGATGAATAGGAAGTAGGATGGCACGACCTAGAGCAGCACAATTTGCGGAAGACATTGGTGTCTCGACTAAGCAAGCAAAAAAGCTTATAAAGGAAGGACGGCAGCGCAGAGATGGCGGCTCAGTTATATTGGAGAATACTATGGACAAGACAAAGGTAGTAAAAGCTGGACACGGAAAATCAGTTTGTGCAACGCCAAGTATGAAACCTGAAAAGGAAAATAAATTCGTTCGTGGCATGGGTAAAATTTACATGGCTAATCCAAGAGCAGTACAGGTTAAGTAAATGTCGTTAAACGAAGGACAGACTGGTAACTTTGCTGGTAACCCTAGCTTTGATAGCAATATGACAGCCGCAGATTATGCGGATGATGAGAACTACGATCAAAGCCTACAACAAGACATAGCCGCTGCCGCTGCTCGGGCCGCTGGCATAAACGTAAACTATAACCCGGAGAACTTTGACCCGGGTGGCGTAGACACTTTTGGGTTTAGTAATAGAGACGCTGTTACTGGCATTTTAGATTCTTATTTTGATGACCCCAGCAGAACAGGGATGGCTATTAGAGAAAGCTTTCCTATGTTCAAAAGTCCGAAGTCTGGTCTTGATCAGTTTGTTAATTTATACACCTCCCGCAGAGGACCTATAAGTAGGGCTGATTCTATTTCTTTGTACGACAGAAACAGATCAAATCCGGGTGGCGTGGACACTTCTGGGTATGATTCAGTTAAGGCTGCACAAAGGCTCGGCATTGGCTCTGGGCAGGTTAAAACCGATCCCAACGTAGGCAGGCTCACTGGTCAAGTCTTCGGCAAAAAGAATGCTCTTGGGGAAACGGTTCTAATGTCTGACGGCAAGTCAATGGGTATTGATGCTGCGGATTATTACAGTGGAAAGTCAGGTTCCGAAGTTGGTCGTTCAGATTTAGAAACATATCAAGACAAGTATGGCTATGCAGATCCGACAGAAAGAGCCATTAACAGAGCATATGATCAGTATTTAAATCCATATAATGATCCTAATCTTCCGGGCTATAATCGAGACATTGATCCTAATGTCAATCCTCAAGCTTTTGATCTTAGGGGTCAAGTCAGACCGGGCCTACAGTCTGGTATCTTTAGTAGAAGAGATGGAACACCAACTGCTCTGGGTCCGATAGCTACTTATGATAGAAACTACAGCGGCATGGACAACATTGCTATGGGCGTGACGGGTGGCATGGGTTATCTTGCAAGAGCTTTGACAAACAAAGTTACAGGAATTGCAGGTCAGCCTTTACCTCAAGATGCAATGGCTCCCACTCCTGAAATGATAGCTAGGGGTGAGACATATGGTGGTCTTGGTAGATCTTTTGCACAGATACCGGGGCAGGCTGTACAAGGTTTTAAAGATGCTGGCTCTGCTTTACAAAATGTTATAGATGATTTTACAACGCCTAATGTCCCGGGAGTTTCTACAAGCTCACTGGATTTCATGCCTCGTGGTGCTTCCCCTGACTTAGCAGGATTTGAACAGCGCTTCGGAGGCACTAATCCTTTGAGTGGTGAGACAAGCATTAGCTCTGTTCCAAGTTCTTCCGTGGTGAGTTCAGAACCAAGGACTTTTGTGCGTAATAGAGAAAATATCACAGGTAACTTTAATGATTTATCTCCCGAGCAACAAAAGGCGGCTAATGACGCGGGTGTAGCCGCTAGAACTGAGGCGATAAATTCCGGGCTTGGGGTGAGTAAAGCAAATCAAGCACAGAGAAGAGCTAGAAATAATACTGCCATTGATTTTCTAAGAGACATTCAAAATGCAGCGGACGACGAGATGGGTGACATTGGCGTAATGCTGAGTGGGTATACTCCAAATGAATTTTCTGGGGTAAATTTCAATGCGCCTGCCGAAGAACAGCTTGCGCTGATTGACACCATTGGCGCAGCATTTGGTAGAAATTCTGTGCAACTAGACTCTAGTACTCAAGATTTTCTAGACAAGTATGGAATGTCTATACAAGATTTAATGGACAAAAATTTTGAAAATATTCCAAATGGTGCCGTTCTTCCTTCGGGACAGATAATGAGTGACGAGTTGAGGCCAGAGAAAAGTTCTTTCGTGCCAGCCCCTGATATTATGCAGCAGATCAGAAATGCAACTGCCGCGAGAGAACTTGGTGGCCCTTTAACAGCTAATCAATTAGCTGGCACTCTAGAGTATGTTTTACCCGGAAAAGGATATAGCGGAAGTAGGACTTACGTTCCCGGGGGGAACTCTACTCCTGTTTTTGGAAACGAAAGATTTTCTGGCGAAGGTATAATGAACACTATAAAGGATTACATGGTTCCAGATTTTATAGAGGACTACTTTAATCAAAGAGGCATGAGACAGAGGAGAAGAACTGGGTAGGGACAAGGGGCATGAGAGAACTCATAGAGGAATGGGTGCATACTGATTTGAGTGTTGTGGACAAGGAAGCTGGTTTTGCTCCTTGTCCTTTCGCAAAGAAGGCACTACAGGATGATAAGTTAAGAGTTGTAGATTGTTTGGACACAGAAGATTTGTGGCGTACAGTAGCATCTCAATGTAAGAATCTTGATAAGAAGTATTCCGTAGTTATTTGTACAGAGGAAAACGCAGAACAGCCTTATGAACAAGTTGAAGCTATTTGTTCGGCTATGAATGAATGGTTTTCAGTGCATAAACTAGATTTATGGTTGCTGGCTTTTCAAACAAACTTTACAATGGTATTCATACAAAGGCTGTCAGAGCTAGATGATGCTAGTAAAAAACTTGAAAAAGTTGGATACTACGAAAACTACACAAAAGAAGATTACATAAGTCTAATCTTAACCCGAAGAAGGAGACGAGAAGATGCCCGGAGCTAAGAAGAAAGTAATGCGCCGCAACCGTGGTGGTAAGGTAGTGGCTAAAAAGATGATGGGCGGCATGAACAAGGCCAAGAAGATGGCTATGCGCCGTATGCGTGGAGGCACTGTAAAGAAAAAATAAGGGGTATGTATGGACATTCTACAATTTATCAGTCAGTACAATAAAATACTGACTGATAGAATGGATGATATAAGTCAATCCATTTCAAGTGGTAGTGTTTCCAATTGGGAAGACTACAAAGCAAGAGTCGGCGAAATACAGGGTGTCGCTTATGCTCTTGATGAACTAAAGGCCCTGCTGAAAAAGGTGAATTATGTCGAAGACACTGATAGTACCTGACTACGTTGTCGCGCAACGCGAGGCGAAAAAGAAGGCCGAAGAGGCCGCAAAGAAAAAATCCCTTACAGAAAGAATACCACAGCCCACTGGATGGCGCATATTAGTCATGCCGTATATGGGTCGTGATAAGACTGAAGGGGGTATTTATGTTCCTGATCAAGTTAGAGACCGTGAGTCAAAGGCTACTGTTGTGGCTTATGTCGTCAAGGTTGGACCTCTAGCATACAAGGATGCCGACAAATTTGGTGGCGGTGACCCTTGGTGTAAGGTGGGTGATTGGGTGTGTATCGGTCGCTACGCTGGCTCTCGGTTTAGTATCGAGGGTGGTGAAGTCCGCATTATCAACGATGACGAAGTCATTGCAACCATCGTCGATCCTGACGATATCAAGTCATACGGAGGGTAGTTGTGTCAACTAACGCCGCAGAAACTGAAGAAAAAGAAATCGAAGTTGTTGAAGAAGAGGCAGTAGATACCTCTACCGATCTTGAAGTTGTTGCAGAGGAACAACAAGAGGAGGAGAAAGGGGAAGAAGCTGAAGCAAAAGAGGAGGAGCTAGAGCAGTATTCCAAGTCTGTGCAGAACAGAATTAATAAGCTAACGTCTAGATATCGTGAGGAGGAGCAACGCACGAAGAAGGCAGTGGCTTATGCTGAGAATATCCAGAAACAAAATGAAGAGTTAAAGCAACGTCTGGAATCTTTAGATCAGTCCTATGTTGGTGAGTTCGATACTAGGATTAAATCTCAAGTAGAGGCTGCAAAACAAGCATATCAAAAGGCTTACGATGAGGGCGATGCCGATGGGATGTTTGAGGCTCAGAAGAACATAAGTCGTTTGGCTATTGATGAAGCTCAACTTGAACAGGCTCGTAAAAGACAAGAAAAAGACGTTGCGGCTAGGGAAGAACTTCGGAATGCTCCGGCTCCACAGCAACAGGCACAGCAACAACCTGCTCCTCCTGATCCCAAAGCGGAGGCGTGGGCATCGAAAAATGAATGGTTTGGCACTGATCAAACCATGACTTATGCTGCTTTTGGGCTGCATAGGCAATTAATTGAGGACGAAGGATTTGACCCAGCGTCCGATGAGTACTATACTGAACTTGACAAGAGAATTCGCACAGAGTTTCCACAGAAGTTTAAGGAAACAAAACGCGGAGATTCTGGACCCCGAGTCGCTTCTGCGGAGTCCAGTGCTTCTAAAGCACCGTCAGGAAAGGGGCGCAGAACAGTCAAATTGACTCCTTCGCAGATTGCAATAGCGAAGCGGTTGAATGTTCCGCTCGAAGAATATGCTAAGTATGTTAAGGAGTAAGAGATGACTGATTCTACAAGAACGCCACGCGAAGCGACAACTCGCGCAAAGACCCAAAGAAGAAAGCCTTGGGCACCTCCTTCTAAACTGGAGGCCCCGGAAGCACCAGAAGGTTATAAGCATCGTTGGATTCGTACCTCACTTCGTGGGGAAGATGACAAGATGAATGTAAACGCTAAGATCCGGGAAGGTTGGGAACCTGTAAGGGCTGATGAATATCCAGAGATGGCTGGTAAATATCCAACCATTGATGATGGTCAGCATGCAGGTGTAATAGGAGTAGGTGGTTTAATGCTTGCTCGTATCCCAGAGGAAACGGTAGAAGAGCGAACTGAATATTATCGGGAGCAGACCCGTCAACAAATGGAAGCCGTGGACCAAAGCCTGATGAGGGAACAACATCCCTCAATGCCTATCCATTCGGATAGGAAAAGCCGTGTATCATTCGGAGGTAAGTCAGATGGCTGACCTCCTACAAAGTAAGGAGTAAGCAATGGCAAACGTCAATGTTGCCTTCGGTCTTCGACCGATAAACAATGCGGGTAGCACACCAGCTACTGGCGGCGTAAATGCATACCCCATCGGCGGTTCAGCAGCAGCAATATTTCAAGGTACTCCAGTAAAGTGTGACAACGGTGGTTCAATCGTTGTTGGCTCTGCTTCAGGAGATACCGTGGCATTTGTTGGTGTGTTCCAAGGATGTGAGTTTGTGTCCGCTACTACCGGGAAGAAAACTTTTTCTAATACTTGGCCCGGTTCAGGAAGTGCAAATACAGCATTCCCAATCACAGGGTATGTGTATGACAACCCACTTCAGCGCTTCATCATCGCTACTGATGCGACATTTACAGATGAAGCAACCGCTAAAGCAGCTATTTTTGAAAACACAATGTTGGATAGTGGCGCAAGCGGGAGTACAACCACAGGAATCTCATCTGCAAAGATGGATGTTGCTACATTAGACTCATCAAATGCCTCTCTTCCTTTGAAGATTGTTGGCATTCTTGATGATGTAGACAACGAAGACTTTGCTGCTGCGGGTATTCCTATGATTGTGATGATCAACAACCACGCACTGCTTCAGGCTGATTCTGAAGCTGCAATTTCGTAGGGAGGTTAGATAATGGCTATTTCTCGCGCACAACTCGCCAAAGAACTAGAGCCGGGTCTAAACGCTCTCTTTGGAATGGAATATGATCGATATGAAGGTCAGCATGCTGAAATCTTTGACACCGAGTCTTCTGACCGGGCGTTTGAAGAAGAGGTAATGCTGTCAGGTTTCGGTGCCGCACCTGTCAAGGGTGAGGGTACAGGTGTTGCTTTTGACGATGCCAACGAAGCTTACACTGCTCGTTACAACCACGAGACAGTGGCAATGGCCTTCTCAATCACTGAAGAAGCAGTTGAGGACAATCTTTATGATCGTCTTGCTTCTCGGTACACTCGTGCTCTTGCTCGTTCGATGGCACACACAAAGCAGGTTAAAGCTGCCGCAGTTCTTAACAATGCATTCTCCGCTGGCGCATTTGCTGGTGGTGACGGTGTTGCTCTCTGCGCCACTAATCACCCGCTTACAAGTGGTGGCACATTCGCCAATGAGCCAGCAACTGCTGCTGACTTGAATGAGACTTCTCTTGAAGACTCACTTATCAGCATCGCTGGTTTTGTTGATGAGCGCGGTTTGATCATTGCTCTTAAAGGCATGAAGCTTATCGTTCCTCGTCAGCTACAGTTTGTTGCCGAGCGTCTGTTGGTATCTAACCTACGGGTTGGAACAGCCGACAATGACGTAAATGCACTTCGGTCAATGGGCATGCTTCCTAACGGTTATGTAGTCAATGACTTCCTAACCGATACAGACGCATTCTTCCTGAAGACTGATGCACCAAACGGCTTCAAGCATTTTGAGCGTTTGGCTTTGTCAACTGCAATGGATCCAGACTTCGACACTGGCAACATGCGGTACAAAGCTCGTGAGCGTTACAGCTTCGGCTTCTCAGATCCTCGCGCAGTGTTCGGTTCACCGGGCGCATAAGTGTAGGTAAAATGATATTAAAGGGCAGCTTCCATGCTGCCCTTTTTTGTTGTACAATGTTTTATTCCTGACAACTGCACGGTGCGGTTGACACTAGCCACGACAGGAGACTTAAATGGCTACTACTACTTTCTCCGGTCCTATTAAGGCCGGAACTATTAAGAACACAACAGGCACGACTCTAGGCTCGAACATTGCTAACGTCGGTCAGGTTGTTATGGCTCAGACATTTTCAGCAGACTTATCAGGCGGTGCTCTAGCTGCTCAAGTCACTGACGTTGTTATTCCTGCAAACTCTCAGATTATTGACTGTGTGATTGACGTTATTACCGCAGCGAGTGGCGCGACTAACCTTAGTGTTGGTGACACTGTCGGCGGTGCAGCTACAATCCTTAACACATTCGCAATCGGGACATCT